CCCGCCCTTACCATCAAATACTACTACACAACGTGTGGGTTTAACTTGACGGATAACAGAGGCGACGGACCTTAAAAAGCCCGTCACTCCTCCGATATGATCACCGTCATCATTTAATGCAGGTACTGCTGAGAATACTCTGATAAATGTATTGAGACCGTCTATAATTAAAATATGACTGTCTCTGCTTGTAACTTGTTCTGTCGTCCGTTCTTGTTCAACCTGACGCAGTAATTCAAAATAACGATTCTTCACGATTCTTCATTTATGAAATCTGATTCAATTATAATATCATCAATACCAATGTCATGTGACTGATACTTAAAGATATATGCATTGCAGATTATATTGTAAATTTCCTCTTTTAATGTCGCATCAGCTTCTAAATTCTTTTCAAAGTCTTTTGATAGGAACTTAACCGTTGTACCATCTTGTCTTGTATAAGTATACCATGCACCTGCTTGAGTTACAAGTTTATACTCTTTCATTACTTCTAACCATCCACCGTAATTATCGACACCTGATTCAAAGTATATATCATAGTCAATTGACTTAAGAGGCGGCCCCATACGATTTTTAATTACTTGAGCTCTAGTTTTAATACCGATAATTTGCTCAACTCCCTTTGCATCTTTTGCTTTAATCTGTCCTACAGACTTAAGACGAAGACGAACTGAAGCGTGGAATGGAATAGCTTTTCCGCCGGAAGTAGTCCATGGATCACCAAAACTAACTCCTAGGCGAGCTCGTAGTTGATTGGTAAAGATTAAACAAATCTTTTCACGCGCAATCATGTTAGTGATTTTACGCATACCTTTTGATAGGATAATTGCTTTTGAAGTAGCCCAACCATCTTTATCAAATTCAGCTGCCATTTCAATCTTAGTTGAAGCGCCCATTACTGAATCGACTACAATTGTAACCAATCTATCTTTATTAGATTTGCGTACCGACTCTACAACAGACTCAATAGCTTCAAATATATCTTCCATTGTCTCTAACGGAACATATAACATCTTAGTAAGATCAACTCCAATTGCTTCTAGAAATTCACTACTTACAGCACTTTCCGTGTCAATGTATACTCCTAAACCACCTTGTCTCTGGCAATCTGCTAATGCATGAGTAGCCAATAAAGACTTACCGGAAGCTTCTAATCCAGTTATCTCTGTAATACGACCAATTGGAAAACCTCCATGCGGTCTATTTGAGATAGCCAAATCTAACATACTTGAACCAGTACCTACCCAACCGGATACATTAGAAGGGGAGTCTAAGTCCCCCTCTAAAAAGTATGCGGTTTTGTACCCTGTATTCTTAAACTTCTTATTTAGATTACTAGCTAATTCGCCAGCTAATTCATCTGCCAATTCGCTTTTAGATACGGCCATAATAACTTCTTTATTTATTAAAATAACTCATCGAATGCTGCGCTAACATCATCGACTTTATTTACATTACTAACGCTATTTGATTCACTGCTAGGTGCATTTGCGGTAGTCGAATTGTCCTGACCTTCTTGGTTCTCAGGATCTAACCATGCTTCTAAAACTTGCTTAAGCTCGTCATAGGTAGGTTCTTTAAAGATCTCATTTAGATTCGGTTGCTGTTTTGCAACTTTCTCAATAACATTCTTATCATCAGATAATGGTGTTGTATTTGGTTTAACACGAATCACTGTCTTCGGATATCCACCGCCTTCTGACGGAGTGAACTCTACTACAATATCACGACCACTTGACGGATCGGTTAGATCTCCGTAGTCTGGATCTGCAATAAATCCTAAGATTTCAGTATACACTGTTTTACCAAAGCCCCAAAACTTAACACCTTCACTTTCTTTACCACGTACAATAATTGGTACATAGCAACGCATTTTTGGTTCAAGTTTCTTGCCTAACTTCCATTCATCAGAATTGCCAGATGCCTTCAATTTTTCTGCAAACTCAACTACAGGGTCAGGTCGACCATGTGTAATAGGCGACAAGTAATTCTTTGTTCCTAGGTCATAGTGAAAATACATCTCCTGGAATGGATTTGCTTTATCATGTTGATACGGTACGATTCGAACTTGTTGTTTACCTGGTTCAGGTTTCCACAGATTGTTCTGACGAGTGGTCTGTGTTTGTAACTGGTTAAGTTTGTTACGGATTGCATTTAAGTCAATTGCCATTTTTTACTCCTTTTTTATGTTGATTATTAATTAATTATCATTAAATATAAGTACATTAGGCAAG